AACTCCCCCGGCAGGATTCGAACCTGCGACCAATCGATTAACAGTCGATGGCTCTACCGCTGAGCTACAGAGGATTGTTTTCTTCCTTCTTTGTTTTGAAGTAGAGTTTATAATACCTCTTTTTCATTTCTTTGATGGTATTCATGTCTTCTTCAAATCCCATATACTTAAGATGTTGGTAAGTACCTTCCATCTCTCCTATGAGAAGAAGAAGATTGATTGAACTTGGCGGTCTCCCACCAAACTTATAATTGTCCATAAGAAGTAAAAGGACAACAGGCAAGGAGGGACTCGAACCCCCGACCAACGCATTAGAAGTGCGTGGCTCTAATCCAACTGAGCTACTTGCCCTTACAAGTTAAGAGAGGCAGCAATGCCTCCCCCTCTCAACTCAAATATTATAGACTCTCTTGGTCAGGATGTCAACCCTCTTCTGCTGGTGCTTCTTCTTCTGCTGGTGCTTCTTCTTCGGTGGGTTCTGGTTCTGGAAGTTCTACTCCAGTGGCTTCCAAATACTCGATAGCACCTTGTGTTTTTAAGAACAATTCTCTGATTCTTGAACCTTCTTCTTGAAGATTTTCAAGTTGTGTAGCAATCATATTTCTTTGCTCGATAAGTTCAGAAAGATGTTGTTGTTTTTCAGTCATTTCAATTCATTTAACTTCGACACATTATTTATAAAAAAACCAAAAAGGATAAATATTTCCAGAAAACCTGTAATTCCAGATAAATGAAACAGACATTAATGGTACTTGGAATGTTGTTGATGACTACACCAGTTTATGCGGGTGGAATTGTATCGAAACACGCGACTAGCGTCCAATTGACCGTGGATGCTGCAAGAGCAACGTCAACAAGAATTGGTTCCTCGTTCAGTATCTCAGGTTCAAATATTGATACTACGGACGGAAGTACGGCAAATACAGTTTCAGCTGGCACTATCACTTCTGGTGTATATTCTCCAGGAACAATTGCAGCAACACAAGACACTCCTGGTTCAGCATTCTCCTTTAGTCAATCTTATACTCAAGGCGATGCCGTGCCTGCAAGTGCTGCAACTCTAGGTGCTGGTCCCAACTTCTCTAGCGTTACTTCTTATGCTGCTGGAGACAACACATCTTTGGCAGGTACTGTAACCAGTGCAGGTGTTCTTACGGTTACTGCTGGTGGAGCTGGTTCTAGTGCTATCGGACAATTTGTAAGTGAAATCACTGTAATTGATTGAGGTTAAATAACAGTGACTAAATTACAAGAAGCAATCGGTTTAGGATTGGTTCTTGGAGTGATTCATGGGGTAATACAACCAGCATACAGTGTGCCGGTTGTTCCCAACTTCACGCAAGGCTCAATGACAAGCCGAACGGAGACAACATCAACAATAACAGAAACCATCAATTCGATGGACTATAACACTGGGTATCAATATTCTGTAACAGGATCTGGTGTGGAACATTCAGGTGACACTATCGTTCCTAATCAATCAACTGTTTCGACAACAATAAATGGAGTGACTTCGAGATGGACTGGTTTATCAAATTCAAAACCAAACTGGAAACAAACAACACCAGGAGCAGCATTTCAATTTACAGAAACTTACTCTGGTCCAGGTTTAAGCAATCAGACAATTATTCAAAGAGAGACGGTCATAGAAAGCGTAACAGAAACTACAAGTATATTCTCCCAGTAATTGCCTCTCTGGTAGCATCACCAGTCAATGCTGAAACCGTTGGTGGTGTATCAGCAACAGCATCTCCGGTCGCGAATAGCTCAGGCTCGGTGACCAATCAGGCAATTCAGGTATTGCAAGGTCCATATATCACTAACACATACGGGAACGGAATTCAGTGTCAAGGGCCCACTCGCAATTTTACCCCATATGTCACAGGAAGTGTTTCTGCAGCAAAACCCTATGAACCATATTATATGGACCCAGTATATGATGTCACCGATAATTTTGGTGCCTTTGATGATGATGGCAATCCAATGGGAGATGGTGTTTTAGATAATCCTGGGGATATATTATTTCGTAAAAAAACTAGAACAGGTCAGAAAGATAATTACAGTTTAGGTGTTGGATTCTCAATCACATGGTCAGAACCATTAGATAAAGATTTACAAAATCTATGTAAGGATGCTGCGACGACTCAAATTAAAATGCAGCAACAACTAACTGCCAATAAGAGATTAGATTTTGAATTAGCCCGACTCAAGAATTGTGGAGACTTAAAACTCAAAGGAATTACTTTTCATCCCAAAAGTCCAATGTATAAAATATGTGCGGATGTAGTAGTCAATAATCCTCCTGGACATACTCATCCACATCGTCATTCTATTCCAACAGTTACCTCGACTCGCGCTGAAGATCTCGGCGCTCCTTTAAGGAAAGAATCGTCTGTTTCTTCCCAGTAATTTTTTGAATTTTCTTAATAACCTTTTTAACTACAGGTTTAATTACCTTCAGTAGTGCATCAGCAACAGGTTTTGCAAGAATTGCAGAGGTTGTTGCAATCACTGCCACTGATGTTGTCATTGTGACTGAACCTGCTCCTGGAAGTCCTTCTAGAACCTGCACAGGAAGGGATAAGTCTTCTTTGACTGGAATACATTCTTTCCCGACAATTTTATAGTCAACGATTCTTTTCTTTCCACCATCACTCACGGTTCCTATGGGTTCTGTGAGTGATTGTTTTTCTGTGGGACAAGGTAATTTGACTTCTTGCAGAGCCTCTTTAGGAATAGAATTCAGAGGCATCTCTGGAGTTTCTGGTTCCTCGTATGGTGGAGGTTTTACTACTGGTGTCTGCAAATGATCCTCCGGTTCAAAGTTCATAGGATTATATGAAGGAACACCAGCATCACAAAATGTCAATGTTCCTTTTGGATCATCATTCACCAAGTTATCATTTCTTGGATTATTGGTACTATGTGCTTCTACACATCCAGGAATATCAACAATAGGAATTCCAATCTGAACTGTCACTGGGACAACAGGTGGAATCGCATGAACCGGTTCTCTAAACCAGGTATTTACATCTGGAATGGAAATTTCCGAAATGTTAATATTTTTAATTTCCATCAATCATTTAACAAATCATGAAAAAATTTTCCAATGGAATTGAAAATATGGAAAAAGAAAACATATAAAAAGAATTTATGATCAGCTTCCTTATTTTTATTTTTCTTTTTCCTATAAGTTGATGTTGCCATAATAATTAATTAACACATCAGCCATATTTAGGGGAGGGGTATTGCAGGACCGGTTGTCGTAGGTGCTGATGGTGTAGGAGTTGCCATTGGAATTTCTGGTCCTGTCACTTCTGGAAGTTCTGGCATTGCAGCATCTAACATACCAGGAAGGGCATCAGTGATTGCCTCTACTGCCGCATTGGCAACATTCTTTCTTACATCTTCAATCATGACATCTGCATTTTTATACAGATAAACACCACCACCAATGACGGCAAGTGATGTCAAACCCGAAAGAAGTGCAATTACATTAATTACTTTTTGCATCATACTAACGTGCCATGAGCACGACGAATTTCACGAAGTTCTTCAAAGTTCTTTTGCTTGGTGCCACCATCATATGCCCAAGCATAACCCTCTGTAATCATTTGTTCGTTAAGGGACAATTCTGCATCCCCAATGTATAACCACCCAAGAAGACGACCATACTTGCCGACGCCACCAACAAGTTCAGTCCTAACAGACAACTCATCATCACCAGAGATAGCACCCTCCAGTTTCTCTTTGAGCCAATTTGTGGCGTCATATCCCAATGCCTTTTCTTCTTGATCCCTAGTACGCTTCTCCGGAGTATCCACTCCTGCGACTCGGACTCTTTCTTTCTTATAGAGATCAAATCCCAAATCAATTGTGACATCAATCGTGTCTCCATCAAGCACTCTGTTAATTTCAACTACCCTAAAGTTATAGCAGGACTTCCTGCTTGGTGGTGTCATAGCTCCCATTTTGTGTCTCCTGTGCGTTTGCTGCAATACCAATCACAAATGCACCAACTGCAATTACAGCTGCCGCACCCCATACCCATCTTTCCAATTGTCGAACTCTGGTTTTAAGTTCGTCAATATTCTTTTCAAGACGCTCATAATCATCTTTACGTGTCATTCTCTCTTCAAGACCAATGACTCGTTCTCTCATACTACCAAAATAATTTTCCAAAACAGCAATTTGTTTATCCTGTTCTGCATCTTTATTTGTCAAGTCGCTCATCGTCCATCTCCGAATAAGCCATTTTCATAATAGTATATATGTAATATGCCACTCCAATCAAAAGGAGCACCATGCAAACAATGATGCTCCAAGTTACGTCATTAATATCATTTAAAGGTCTAAGTATTAAGTTCATACATGTTACTCAACATGAACTGTTCCAATCATACCTGCCCCCTTATGTGGTCCACACCAGTAAGTATAATCACCAGCATCAGTAAAGGTAACATCAAACTCTTCGCCAGGCATCATTGCGAGACCTTCATGAGAAATTTCTGGATGATCTTCTACCACTACGTTATGAGGTGGTAGCATGTTGTTGACAAAATGAACTGATTCTCCTGCAGCAATAGTAACCTCTGCTGGTTCAAATACAAGATTGCCATCATACCCCATTTGAACATCAACTGCCCATGCCGGAAGTGCTAGAAAAAATGTAGCCAGAAGTGCAAAAAAGAACTTCATAAAAGTTTACTCGACTACACTATCTAGGTATTTTTTCTCTTCTTGATACAAATGATTATGATTCTTATCAAAATATATTTTGATTCCCTGACTTACTTCTGGCAGTAGCCATTCATCAACCCGATAGCAATATTGCCAATTTGTAGGTTGAATACAATTCATCACCACGACAGACCAAAATGCTGTCGCATAATTTATAAATGTGTACATTAGTCAACAATCATTAAATACAGTTCCAACTTCAGATCCAATTTCAGATCCTGCTTTCTGGCCTAAAAGTAATGCCCATCCACCTGCTAACCATCCAATGTAAGGAATATTAACAAGTGCAGGGACTGCTACACCAGCAGCAATTGCACTACCTGCCATCGCACCTTGTGACCGTGCTCCAGCGTCCGCCCTGATGCACTCTTCGCTTTTCGCAAGAGTCTTTCCCTCGGCATCTACTGAAGTACCTCCTAGATTGCGTGTTCCTTCTCTGGTGTATTGATCCCGACGATACTCATTACGTTTTTGAGATCCACCACCAAACCATCCTCTCTTGTTGTTATCAACATCAAGAGATCTTTCAGATTCTAAAATCTTT